CTGCGGCTTTCGCCCATTTCTGTGTGCTTACTGATGGTTTAAATACCGAATTTTTTAACATATTATTTTCCTCCCTCTAAATCTGCAATGCGATTATTGATAAATTTTACCTGTTCTTCGATAACTGGAACACGTTGCGCAAAATTATTATGCAAGCGTACCTCGCGCGTCAGTTCATCAATCTTACAGTCTGTGACTGCCTGTGCTGTCTGAAGCTTCTGTTCTGTTTTTTTCTGCCCTGAACTGACTGTGAGTACCGTTCCGATTAACGCTAATCCTCCCGAAATTAATGCTGAAACAATTGTCTCCAAGATATTCTCTCCTTTCCTTTCGCTAATAGAAAAATTATAATAATGCAGCCTTGACTTCTTCCCTCAAATTGGATAAATTAGGAATCTGATCTACAGAATATTTTTCTTCCTGAACCAATTTCACCCAAATTTTAACAACCACGCTATCTCTATTGAACATCTGAATTACCTCCATCTGTTTCTGAATTATTTTCCGTAAAAGATGCCATCATAATGGTCAGTTCAGCAATTGCCTGCTCTAAATTTTCAGCATTTTTCTCTGTCTGGATCTCCAACTGCTTTAATTTTTCATCAACAGAAGCATCCGTTTGAGAAAGTTCAACTTCCCAAATTCCACCAGTTTCTTCCTTGATATAAGATAATTCTGCGTAATTTTCATAAACGGTTTCTTTTCCATCATCTTTTTCTGTAATCTTTTTCGTAGAAAATGCATCAGCAAAGTATGATTTGAGCTGGTCACTTGTCTGCAAAAGCATTCTTATTTTAAGGCTTCCACCATACTTTTCTACTTTCTGGACTTCCACTTTTCTTCCATCATTTAAAATAATAATATGATTCATTTTTCCTCCTAATTTTCTAAATTTCCATACCGATAAGGATATTTGTATTCATATTTTTTCTCATCAGCATATTCTTCATGAAGTTCCACACTGATTGAAATTTTTCCATTTGTCTCGACCGGATTTGGAGTAATTTCAATTGATTCAATGACAATCATAGAAAACCTCCTAATCTGTTGCTTCTACAGTGATTGTAAAAGATGAGCCGGATTCAACTTCCGTCGGAACATCAATTGATACAATGACCGGGGACACCGAATCGTAAACTACAGTACGATTCACGGTTGTTACTTTACCAGCCTTATCAGTTGCTATGATTACGATCGTATTTGTTCCTTCAATCAAATTAACACTAGAAGAAAAAGTACCATCAGAAGCGACCGTGACACTACCTTGATCAGTCCCATTTAATGAGACTTTTACTGTCACAGGTTTGCTGGTGGCATCATCCGTAATCCCTGAAACAGCACACGCCTGCTTATTTGTTATCAAATTTGCTGCCGGAGATGTAATATTTAAAGTCGGTGGAACTGTATCAACTGTAAAATTAACTGTTTTTGAAGCAGTATTTCCGTCATTATCTGATGCTGTAACAACGAGTTTATGAGTACCATCATTAACTGTTCCGCTATAAGTACACTGATAACCATTTGTTATTGTCTTTTTTGTGACACCAAGTGCTTTTCCATCAAGTTTTGCAGAAATCGTGGAATTTGATACACCGGATCCGCTGTCAGTCACATTTATACTAAACGCTACAGTGTGACTCGTCAGATACGCACCAGCACTTGGCTTTATAACAGAAATTGCAGGCGCAACCTTTTCTTTAACACGCAGCTTCATTAAATTGCCGAATGTAGAATCTGTTTTATCAACAAGAGTAACATTTCCAGCTACATCAACCGCTTTTAATTCCATTGCATAAACATGATCCGTCTGGTTATAAGAACTTGCAGTTGGTGCAGTAACGTTTTTTTTCCACTTTTTAGTTGAAGAATCATAGTCGAGTGTGTAAACTTGACCGTTTAGATCTAATAATACGGATTTCATTGCCATAATACTTCACATCCTTTCTTTTTATATTTTTTACACTAAAAAACCTGTCAAAGAATCATCTTTAACAGGTTTTCTCTAACTAAGTTATAACATAAGATTGTGTACACTTTTGTACACACTTTTTCTTATTTTTCAAGAAAATGTTCTGATTATGTGAATTTACATTTTTTAATAAAACCACTATAATAAATATCAAGAGCTATCAAGATTTTGAACGAACTACAAAAACCTTCCCCATTGATAGCTCTTACTCCTCATAATTATGAAAGCCGGAATTTGATCCGGCTCTTTTTATGCCAATTTTCGATTTCGAAAACCAGAGTTTAACTCAGTTAAACTCTGGGAGCAATTTCAAATACATCGAAGCATATAAAACATTTGTTAATTTGAAAAATGGCGAATCAGAATCTGTAAAAATAAATATCGATACGCCTAGTGCGTATTTACTCAATTTTTCTGTGTGCCATTGTGGAGGAAGCAGTATCACATCTAACGATCCTAGTTGGTCTGTTAAAGCACCATTCAATTTTTTCCTCGCACGAAAAACATTAGCAATCCCAATTGCAAAAAGGTGGGACGATATCTCCGGTACAGCAACATTCATTAAGTATTTAGATAAAGGAGAGTATACATTCAATTTTATTAATGAGACTGGAACAAGTACCAGTGATACATATTATTCGACTGTTTTCGTGTCCGGTATTATGGTTAAATAATTACTCTTTCGACAGCTTATAGTATACATTAACAGCTTTCGATGCTAATTCAGAGTTCCAGATTTTAGGGGAATTATACACTATTTAAATTGTCAATATTTATTATGAAACAGTCTATCCTATTTCTGATACATTGACAGTCATTCCACCCGCACCGTTAATTATTATTGTTGAGCCTTTTGGTGCAAAGAAAGTTGTGCTTGAATAAGCATAATGGGCTTCATCAATTGGCATTGCTCTGAAACCTGCAACTCTAATATCATTAACAAAAACATTACCCCAACTGTATCCGTTATAACTTTGATGGTTGCAAGCGAACCAAGAATCTTTATTTACCACATATTTTTTAGTATAAGACGCTTTACTATTATCGCTTAAAACAGTCTTAGTTGTTTCATAATTAGGTATTAAACTCTGGTTAATTTCCGCCTTGTCCTTTTCCATTTGTGCTTTCAAATCCGGTATCGTAGGGATTACGGTAAATAACTGGTCGACAGATGAAATTGAGAGACCAGATAATTTTACTCTATAAAGAGGATAATCCCTCTCTACTGCACCCTCATATAAATTTCCTTGAACTAGTGCAGGATCCGTTGCTGTTCCAGTTGTCGCCGTTCCTTTTTTTACTGCCAAAATGAAGGAATCCACATTTCCGCTGGTCAAAAACCTCGCATAGATAATATCATTACGGTTGTATCCTGTTGCACCATTTTCAATTGTCATATCCTGATAATCTGCATGGCTCAATCTTCCGATATGCCCTCCGACGCTTAAGACACCATCTGAAATACGGACCTTATTATTACTGATAACTGTCGATTTCAGACAATTCCCGATATTAAGCACTCCGTCTCCTCCGAACATTGACTGAAAAATGGCTGCATCATCTTCGGCATAAATATGTCCTGCTGCTTCTGCTGCTGTGTTTACTGTTAACGCTTTAAATCCCATACTACTGTTCTCCCTTCAATTTGTATTCGATAGAAATTGTTCCATCTTTTTTCTGCAAAATTTTATTTGTTACTGGCTTTTTCACTACTGTTCCTGTTATATACTCGCGACCACCAACGATATCTCCTATTTCCAAATCCACATCATCTACGGACAAGCTCATTTTTTTATAATTCTGCAATTCTTTTAATCTGTTTTCTCCATCTTCGCGAAGTTTTTCTGTACTTTCGGCATTTGCATAGTCATAAAATTGCGCGTTCTCGTTTAGTCCAAAATAATACTGTGTATCTCCAATAGAACCGTCTTGCTGAACATACAAATGGATAATTTCTCTCTCTAATCCTTGACCACTTCCACCGCAGATCAAATGATTCACACCATTTCGACAGTCTCGAATATCAAAATCCAGCTTATTGTCTTGACTATATTCAAGTTCTTCTGAATAGTCCAACACATCCACTGCTTTCAGTTCTACTGCTTTTTTATCCTGATCATATCGTATGTTAAGCCTCATCGAAATCGAATCCAGAAGCTTATAAATTGCAGATGCTACATCTGTAAATCTGTCAACAGAATAATTTGAAACACTTTTCTGTGTATCTTCATCTGGCACATAGAAAAGATTTCCAAAATAATCTCCTATCAGCATCCTTACGACAGCATTGATTTCTCCAGACAGAATTAAATTTGTGGAATCTTTTGGCGGTATAATTACTTTTGTGGATAACAAGCCTCGCCACGTATATCCACGCAAAATAATTTCACTGTTTTTTGTTATAATCTCCCGGTCACCGATAATTCCACCATATTCTGTTTCCGGAATGTAAATTCTGTTATTATAAGAAAACATCTTATTATCCCAGAAATTTACAACCGCTTCAAAATCATTTGTATCGCCAACATCAAGATCCATTTCCATGTTGTCCAGATATGATATTTCGTTTCCAGCTGAATCTGATATGATAAAATCAAAATGCACCGGATTGACTACAGAGATTATAGTTGAATTATTCCTGCTGATATTTCCTGCATCATCCTCTGCCACTACAGAGAGCGGATACTCTCTTGCACCATTTCTATACTTAACAGGTAGTACTGGTGCAGATAGTTCTCCGCTATATGTATTAGAGGATTCGCTTTGCAGGACAGTTTCATTGCCATTTAATGCAGCTTGTAATTTCAATGCCATTGCGGTTCTGCCCTTTCCTCATACAGTGTTAACATAAAATCAAATTTACCGGACCAGCTTATTAAACTTCTGCCCGGCCGGATTTTCTGAAACACAGATCTTTTCTTTTCTCTGCTGTCAAAAATATTAACAGCTGTTCCGTCATTCATGATTTTTGTTACTGTCCTTTTTAAACTATCAACAATGATATACTCACCATTTTCCAGATACTCATTAATCAGATACTCATAACCGCCAATTATAATCTGTGGATTAAGCACTGATCCGAAAATCTTTAATTCAAAATTACATGCTTTGATATAACTGTTCATAATGCTTCGATTTCTCATGCCATTTGCATATCTATAAGCATATCGGTAAGCATATTTTTTATTATCGGTACTCAAAGATTCTGATGTATCAAAATAATACTCAGATTTTTTGATCCAGAACGGATTTTCCGCAATAATATTTATTTTTATTTCAACAGCATAAAACATTTCTTCATAATCCGAAAAACTTTTCTGTGCAATAAAACACTCAAGATAATATCCATTGACAAAAAGCTTTCCGGGTTTTTTATCCAAAATGTCTTTCTCAGTGATGTGATGCAGATTATCCATTACTTCATCATATTCTTTTTTCGTGTCTGCAAAAACAGAAAGTGTGACGCTCTTTTCAGCAATATCCTTATAAAAGGATGTGATTGTATTTCGCCCATTTCCACTTTCCGATATATATGACCATGATGCATCGAAAAGTGTTTCTGGCTTCTGAATTACAATTGGGAAGTTGTCAAACATAATTTTCTGTTCAGCATTATTTTCATAATAAATTTCCATGTCTAATCTCCATTAAAGGCTCTAACAAGTTCTCTCCGGTTTAAATTTACAACATATGTTCCCGGATTTTTTCTAAGTGCGACAGCCACTTCGTTACCTAATCTCTCATAGTCAATCTGAGGTATCATGGAAATGAACTGGTTCATGGAATTTGAAATATATTCTTCCAAAACCGAGATAGGAAGGACAGCTTCCGCTCCGGCTTCTCCACCTCCCATTAACTGATTTCCATTGATTCCAAATAGCGTAGGTGCGTTTAAAACTGCTCCTTTCGCATACCACTGTACACCAATAGACGGAACCGAAGGAGGATTAAGTGAGAAAGAACCGCTGATTGAGAAATGCGGCATCTTCAAATCTGGAAATTTCCATTCAAAATTAAATAAGCTTTTAATCTTTTCGATTCCGCTAGAGAATTTCTCGTGTATTTCTTCCATTTTTAAAGACCATGCATCCTTCATAGCCTGCAATTTTCCACCGGTCAGTGTATTAATCACATCAAATTTCATTGTGGAAATCTCATGGATAGCTTGAAATCCTGCCGATACAATTCCCTTTATACCACCGCCATTTTCTTCATATTTGCTTTTTATATTATTTAATTTCGACTGTGTCATCTGTAGCATGGAACCAAGTTTTCCATCTGTCATCGAATTTAATTCTGTATACATAACAGCTGCGATTCCTTTAATACCGCCGCCGTTTTCTTCGTATACTGATTTCATGTTATCAAGTTTTTCTGTCGCTACAGATACGATTCCTTCCAACTTCTCTGTTGCAGTATTTTTCAATGATTCAAATTTTTCTGATGCCATATTATGAATTTCTTCTAACTTTCCATCTGTCAAAGCATTTAAAACATCATATTTTGCTGTTGCAATCTCATTGACAGTTTGAAGTCCTGCGGCAAAAACTCCCTGAACACCTCCACCATGCTCCTCATAAGCAGATTTAATATTTCCGAGTTTTTCCTTTGTCACATCAGCCACTGCTCCAAGCTTCTCCTTTGCCATGGAAGCAAGCGGCTGTAATTTTGTCTCGTAAGTAGCGTAAACTTCCCACATTCCGGCTGCGACAATTCCCTTGATTCCTTTTCCGTGATCTTCGTAAACTGTTTTCATGGACGAAAGATTCCATTTTACGTCATCAACCACAGCTGACAGTCTTCCATCTGTAATCGAGTCGATTGAATCATATGTTTCTGAAAATCCCGACTTAACGGATTCTTTAAAATCAGAAATTCCTCCACTGATTTTATCTGGCAGACTCGTGAAAAATCCTCCTATGTTCTCTATTCCTTCGGAGATTTTTTCTTTTGCCTCACCAAAAAATCCAGTAATATCATCCCAGAGTCCAATCCAGAATCCACGAAAATCTTCACTTGTATTCCATAGATAAATAAATCCTCCTACCAAAAGCGTAATGCCGGCAACTACCCACGTTATCGGACTAGCCAAAAATGCGAGATTCATTTTCAGCTGTGCGGCTGCCAATCCATGAAGAGTCGTTGTATTTGCAGCTTCCATAGCGGTTTTTATTCCTGTCGCAACATTGTATGCGCCAATTCCAACGGTAAGAGAACCGAGAACCAATGCTACACCTTCCAGTGTAGATCTATGCTCTTTTGCCCACTCGATTCCGTCTTTGATATTTCCTACCATATCCTCGGCAGCCGGTATTACATCATTTGTAATTCCCTGTACAACATCTCTAAGAGGAGATTCGACATCATCAAATATAGAAATTTTTAATCCGTCAAGAGCCGACTGCATCAGAGTGACATCACCTTGTAAATTATCAAGGATTGTATCTGACATTTCAGATGCTGCACCAGAACTATTATTAATGGCATTGCTCAGAGAATCCCATGAGGTTGTCTGCTGCGTCAAACTTGCTCCAAGCAATTGTGTTACCTGGTCGGCATCCTCCTGTGTCATGGAAAACTGATTCATTAAAGCTGTAGCAACTGCTGTCTCGTCTCCATAACTTTTATAAAGTGTCTGTAAATCTGAAACAGATACTCCAAGTGCATCGATGTCATATCCCATGCTGTCTATAGCTGTTGCGACAGACTCAATGGAAATGGCTCCGTCACTCATTAATGCAAGAAATCCAGTCATGGCTTCCTGACCAGCCATTTTCTTCGCATAATTGACCTGCTCTTCAACGTTCAGACCTGCCCAAGCAGCTCTAGTTTCTACCAATACGTCCGATAAATCTCTTGCATTTCCGGAAGAATCATAAAATGACACACCAAGTCTTTGTGTTAAAATGTCTAATGCACCTAAACTGTTCGCAGAAGCTCCGGCATTTGTCGATAATCTTGTCAGAAGAGATCGTAATGATGTACCAGCCTGTTCAGCTTTTATTCCGCTGTTTGCCATCATACCAAGTGCAACGCCTGCATCTTCAATCGAATATCCCATTGCACCGCAAATTGCTCCGACATATTTAAATGACTGCCCAAGCATTTCTACTGTCGTGTTGCTGCTTGTTGAAGTTGCTGCTAAAACGTCCACAAAACGGTTCGTTTCATCAGCACTCATTCCAAACGCTGTCATTGCATCTGTAACAATGTCTGATGCTGTGGCAAGATCCATAGAAGATGCTGCCGCGAGATTCAGGACACCATCTATACCGTCCAGCATTTCTTCTGTATTCCAGCCGGCTAATGCCATATACCCAAGTGCATCTGCTGACTGTGAAGCGGTAAAAGAGGTCTTTTTCCCCATTTCTTCTGCCTTCTCGGTCAAAGCTTCCATTTCTTCTGCGGTTGCACCGGAAAGAGCCTTAACGTTGCTCATAGAAGATGTGAATGTCATTCCAGTATCAACAGCTGAAAGAGACAAATTTTTCAATTCTTCAATTCCTTTTTGAATACCATTTGATACAAGATCTGCTACGACACCCTTAAAAATCGTAAAACCGCCTGTTGCAGCCGAAGATGCCTTTCTATCTGCGTCTTCCAATGCGTCCGCAAATTCTCCTGCCTGTTCTGTTGCATCCGACAGTTTCTGCTTATTGTCTTTAAGTTCACCATTGAGATCTTTCATCTCTTTTGAGAGGGATTTTGCTTCCTTCGAGTTTTTTCCCTGCTCCAAAACAACATTTATGTACTGCTTTTTCAGCTCTTGCAGTTTATCTTCCTGATTTTTGATTTCATCAGACAATCTTTTAGAAGCTGTCTGATTTTCCTTCATGACCGCCGTGTACTCTTCAATACGCTTGTTGCAGTCTCCGATTTCTCCTCTAAGCTTCTCTTCTTCATTTTTCAATTTCAAGATTTCTGTTCTGTTTTTCTGTGCTTCTGCAGAATTTTCGCCAAAAATCTCAATTGCTTTTTGGAGTTTCTGGTTGACAAGTTCCTCTTTTTCCTGCGTAACTGAAAGCTTTTCCTGTAAAAGACTATGTTTTTTCCGTAAGCCTTCAATATTATCGCCATTATTTTTCAATTCAGAATCTGCCAGTTTGAGAGCATTATTTAATTCTTTTGTTGCGGCACCGGCTTTTGACAGCCCTTCATTATACTCATGTGTATCCGCTGTGAATTTAATTTTTGCTTCACTCGTTTTAGTTCTTGCCATACGCCCGGTCACACTCCTCACTTATCGCGTAATTCTTCCAACTGTCATAAGCCGATTTGTTCAATGCAACTGTTTTTAAAAAAGAAAAATCCGCATTCCAGAACAAATCTTCACTTATTTCAAGGATCAAAACGTAATACGTGTAATAATCCTCTATATCTTCAAGTTCAAATTTTGGAATACGGATTTTATTTTTCTTTTTTCCTTTTGTGTGGCTTATGAATGCTGATCGGAAGCCCTCTTTTTTTTTGCTGAAATGAGTTCATTACATTTTCTAGCAAGTTCTGGTGGATTGTATGGAAGATTTTCCATAAATTCCATTTCACCCATGCATTCATCGAGGTTGTCCACATTCGCACACAGATATGCCGTGTACAATACGGTCACGGTATCAAATGTATCTTCCGTTCCCTTCATGATGACCTTGTTATATCTGTCATAAACATCCTTTTTTAATCCTCTGATCTTATATAAAGAAGCAAAATTCAGTGCAAGTTCCACTTCTTTACCATTTTCAAGTTCCATGTTGATTTTTCCATTCATATTTTCACTTTCCTCCATAATATAACCGGATACAAATCTGGTATCCGGTCATGCTGCTCATTTGCTTAAAGCTGTGATCAATTCTTTTCTATTCATTGTTGAATAATTTTCTACTTCTTTTTCCTTTGCAAGTGCCTTTAATTCTGCCACAGTCATTTTTTCAAGTGCTGACTCTGCGTTTTCATTATCGGCATCCTCAATCTTTTTAATGTATCCAGTTGATTCTGTGATTTCAGCAAATCTTTCTTCTGACATATCCTCAATGATTGTTCCTTTTTTTACGACTTCTTTTGTCTGCTTATCAATAAAGGAACGTAAAACCTCAACTCTCATAGCGTCCTCCTACAGTACTTTCTTTTTTGCAAGCGCAGGCGTAAATTCAGTCATCCATTTCTGTGCAATTTCAGATGATACTTCGGATTTCAAAGCTTCATACAAGCCATTTCCTTCATCATCCGGCATGACAGCAACCGTCATTTCAATTTCTGCAACTTCCTCTCCACCATTTTCAATTTTTCTAGCAATACCATCCTTCACGACACATTTAGTATAAGCTTTATACTTAATGTTTTCATCCTCATCAACAGCTTCCACTGTGCAGGCAAATTCCGGATGAACCGAATTTGATCCATAGGCAGAGATTCCGTCTTCTAATCCATCAAGATTCATTCCATATGTCTGTTTATATCTCTCATAGTTCATATGCAGACTAAGTTTCAATTCGCCCGTTCCAGTTCCTCTGGTACGTGTTTTCTTTTCAATACCCATGTATTTTTTTGTTACTGTTTTCGTATTCATTGATTCTTCAATGCTACCAACAGCTCCTGCTTCTACATAATTTTCATCTTTTGAAAATTTCATTGCAAATTTTCTACATTCGAATTCTGAAAATTCACCGTAACCACTCATAAAATTTGTCCTCCTATTTCATTTGAAAAGTAATTCTATCAAGCATTTCATCAACAGCCTCGTCTTCTTTTCTCTCGATTCCTCTATCAAAAAAATGCTGATTTCCTGCATGATGTACTGTATTTGAGCCATCATCTGGAAAATACAGATAATCATATTTTGTTTTTGAACCAATTGTTACAGATAGATTTTCAAATCCTCCACCTCTGCTTCTCGAACTTTTCAATCTATCTTGCAACGCATTACTGTATTTAGCATGTTTCTTTTTCCTGTCTGATACAGGTATTAAATCTTCTATAGATTTTGAAAATAAGGTGTATCCGGCACCATGTAAATATGTGTTAATTTCATCCGCTGCTGTACTCGAAAAACCGTTAAGTCCTTTCCACAGTTTTTCGAGAGATTCAGTTTTTGTCTCATAAGTACTCATGTCTTACTCCTTTTACTGTAGCCTTTTATTGGCTCTGTAAAAATAATGACTGCGGCTTCCACAACGGTATCAGTTTTTGATTTAATTGTGTAATCAAAAACAACATCTTCATTGGCTTCCTTCAATCCTTGAATTTTTGACAGTTTATCAATAATCTGAAAAACTGCATTTTCCGGTATATAATCTTCATGAATCAGATTGACCTGATAATATAAATTATAATCCCGAATGGATGTTCCACTTTTTTTAATATGCATGCGATTAAAAGTGATGTAATTCCATAAATCTGGAACATCATCTTCTTTTATCTTTCCGTATGCAACCTTGTTTCCGAACAAATCCGGATTTTCCTGTTGTAATTCTTCAAGAGCTGCCTTTATCTCATTCAGCAATTCTGCGTACCTCCTCCAGATAAAAATACATAAGGTTTTCTTTTTTACTGTAATCAATGTAAATCACATCAAATAATCTATCATCAATTGCCACCTTACATTTTTTACTGACACCATCCATTAACCGTGTCTTTACTTTTAAAGACAATTCTCTGCCAAGCGATTCTACAAATGAAAGATCTTTATCGCGCTTACTCATTTCTTCAAATGCAAGTTCTACGATATATTCCATATCATCAATCTTTTTAGGATTCTTCGGTGCATTAAAATCACTTTGCAATTTTTTATCCCGATAGCATCTTAAGAAACCATCATTCAGGTTTAAATTGCTGACTTTCATTTTCTGCATCTGTGGCATTCCTCCTTGATTTTACACTGCAAAAAGCTTGTAGTTTCAGAATATCCATTTGATAAGCTCTTTCGAATTCATCTTCGCAATGGTTATACACGTACATCACATAATTTAAAAAAAGCTTTCTAAACATACCGGGAGCGGAATAATCGCATTCCGCTCCCAATAAATGATTTAAATAGATTTCAGCATCATCTATCATGTCGGATAGATTCTTTTCCGTTTTCTCATTTTCCCATGTGATACTGAGTCTTCCCTTAACTGCTTCTAACAGTACTTTCTTTTTTTCGCTATCCAACATGATGATTTCTCCTAAACAGATGCTAATTCAAGATTTTTCACAGTGATGTATGCCGGATCAAGTTCTGAAATGTCAAGAAGTACTGATGCTGTATCATCAAACGCTCTTCCATTTGCATACGTTTTGATCATGTATACCCTGTTATCTTCCAGGAACTGTGCAGAATCATCATAAGTCACATTTCCATCTTTGCTACTTCCTAATCCAAGAAAATATTCTTTTGGAAGACAAAGAATAGCTGTTCCTTCTGTAAGCTCTGCCGACTGGTACACTTCTGTTGGCACAGGGAAGATATTATTTGTGTAAGTTCCTGCTGCATTGAGCACTGTTGTTGCTGGCATGACCTTGTTCAGATAATCAATTGGATTGCAGATTAATGCAACACCTTTAATCGTTCTGTAAACTCCCTTTTCAGTCTTTGCCATTTTAGCGACTAACGGACCATATTCTGTTGGCAAAAACGACTTCACTTTGACAGCTGTTTTTTTCGGATATTCACCGCCAACAACAGATGCTGTGGAAGATATATTCCTGTCAAGTCCAATCGGCTGATTTTTTCCTGTTCCAGTAACAATTGCATTTTCAAGTGCACAAGCAAGTGCATCCACAAGAATTGTTCTAATATAATTGTCCAGATATACTGGACCCAATTCAAGCATATCTTTTGGAATAACAGCATAGCAGGACAATTTACACTGTGTCATCTCGATAATCTTAAATGAAGATGTAATTTTCTTTGTTACTTCCGTATTAATAGCTCCCCACACTGCCTTATCAACAGTATGATCGTTCAGAATCCATCTTGTAAGATAACTTACATTTGTAAATGTAATTGCATTGAGCAAAGGATGATCATTTACCAGATTCCGGTAAACATCCTCGATGATGGTCTGTGGCATTCCATCATTGAGAAGATCCGTAAACTCCTGACGCGGATTGCTGCTTTTCGCATTTTCAATCCACTGCTCATAAAACTTCTGTTCATTTGCTGTAAGGATACGATAGCCTCTCTGCGCAAGAATTGCATTGTCATTATGATGCATCTCGTAATCATTTCGAATGGAATCTGCCACAGCTTCTGTAAATTGCTCAAAAGCAACGGAAAGAGCTTCCTCATTTCCTGCTTTTAATGCTTCCTGCATAGCTACTGATGCACTCTGTACGATTGGATTGTTTAATGGTTTCATAATTTTTTCCTCCTGTTATTTAAAAATATGATCAAAAAAAGCCACACAAGGGTTGACTTTATTTTCTGGGGTTCTATTCGGTTCTGACACATCCATTTGCTGGATATTATTTAAAAGCGACTGTCTTATATCAATAAACTGCTGCATGGATTGAATCAGAGCAATCTGCTCTGGTGCGACTCCATCCTGATTGGTTTCTTTTTGTTCAATTCCAATATCTTCCGGCATATTTTCGGCAATTTCATCAATAAATCCGTATGCCAAACAGTCATCTGGATTTAAGATTTTTTCTTCATCCATAAGTTCTGTCAGTTGTTCCTCTGTAATTTTTCCGGCACACCGTTCAAGATATACTTTTCGGTTTGCAACCATCCAATTATCAAGATCATCTGCCATTTTCCGAAGCATTGCTGCGTTTCCGTCAATGCTTACCCACATATTATGCACCAGCATAGATGTACCAAGTCCCATTATTCGTTTATCGCAAGCCTGCAAGATAAGGCTTGCCACACTGTAAGCGCAACCGTCTACATATCCTGTCTTTTGCGCTGGATGTCGTTTGAGCTGATTGTAAATGGCAACTCCTTCAGATACCATTCCACCATTGGAATTGATAAACAGGCGCATTTCTGCATTATCAGGAATTTGTGCAAGGACATTTGAAAAATACTGCGCGCTTGTTTTGCTTTCAAGCATAGTCCAGCTTGACCAATCAAACTTTCCTTCCCTTGTTACTGTGTCATAGATGAATAAATCAAACACATTTTTTTCCTGATGTGGTTCAAATTTCATCATCATCTGTGGTTTCATTATCTTTTCCTCCTATCATTTTATTTTTTTCGTTGATAAACTCATAATTTTTTGTAAGAAGGTGGTTTTTGCTCCAATCCTCATTCAAAATATCTAATCCGGCTTTTTCTCTCACTTCATCAATACTTGCAAATGCACTGGATATTAACTTATCAATCTTATCCGCCATGTCAAAAATATCTACATGGTTAACAGTTGATGTATCAACTCGAAAATAATTTCCATTTTTCCAATTTGCATAACCATATTGTCCTGTGAGAACCTGTCCTATCATATCTGCCCATGGATCGACACTGAATGTCAAAAATGATTTCACCACATCATTCATATTTGTGATATTACCAAGCATTAATGATTCCGGAATTTTAAAAGCTTTTCCTACAATTTTGAACATCTCCTCGATAAGGCTTATCGTGTCATCACTGCTTTTTGACGTTCCATCGGACTTCATTTTTTCAAGCGTTCGTCCATTATATTCGACATACAGTTTTGCGTCGCCATCCATAAATTTTTTCAGTGGTTCTTTGAGAATATTTTCAAATTCCTTGTTAAATGCCTCATCACCAGCTTGAACACTGTCAATTTTGAATTTATATTTCACTGCGTTTGTATCTTTATAAGCACTCATTGCAGTTGAAATTATCGAGCCAATGTCTGCATAAAGTCCATCAATCAGTTTTTTCGCCTGAATATTTTCAAGCTTAAAAATGAAAACCTGATCACTTGTAAATTTTCTATCCATCTGAAAATCATCAATTACAACCCCTGAATAAAGATTTCCGACAAATGGTCTCTTTTGCTCCAGCACAAAACTATCTGCACAATAAAGATTTCTTCCAGAGATAAAGCATAATGCACCCTGCTCATCACGAAGGGCTTTTTCTATGACCTTGTGCCAAAAATGACTTGCCGATTCGTTTGGATTCGGTTTTATGTTCAATGAAAAATAATCTTCATCCTTCACACATACATAGTTTTTGTAAACCTTAATTTCACTCTGCGAAATAGCATTTGCAATCAGTGAAACCGCTGAATATATTGCAAGTTCTTTAACATAAACCGTACTCGGTATATCAATCGTTATCGTTTCTGGTCCAATCCTCTCTTTACTTGATCCGGGGAATGCTGCCTTTATTTTTTCAATCCAGTCCATAGTTCCTCCTACATAACAAGTACACATTTTCCAGTTAATGGAATGTACTCTTTTATCTCTCCCTCCGCTGTCATGGAAGCAACCAGAGCCATAAAAGGATCTGTTTTCCGCGAACGAGCTTCAATTTTTGCATAAACAAAGGAGCCTTTATCAGCTCCTGCATCTCTTCCATATCGAATTGTCTTTGTATTATTTGTCGCCCAGCGCAACGTAGGGTTATTTCCCCAATAAAAAAAACCATTGATAAAGCAATGGTCTATTACTGGTACGATTTTGCAGATTTCAAGTTGTGACACAAGCTTGAGATTTTTACGATCCACGGAAAATCCTATCTTCGATAGTGCATCTGACATTAATGCGTATCTGTAATTGTCAATGCAAATCATTTTTATCATGTACCGTTTTCCACATTCATAAATATAATCTGTTAATAATGTTGGATGAATTTCCACATCATCAACATACGTAATCAGTTCATCTTGTACCCATTTCTTCCATGGTGCCTTTATTCTTGGAATATCTGCCGAATGTGAACATATCCATGAGTGATTAATATCATATCTCTTATCGCCTTTCTTAAAATGCAGATTGACGGATGCGAAATCTGTCGTTTTCATATAATCTATGCCAACCGTACACTCCCAGCCATTCATGTCTGGAAGCTCTTTATTGGTTTTTTCTATATCATCCCATTTTGCGGCTGCCGATTCTTTTACTGTATCAGGAAGATTCATTCGTTTTTGCATAAAAGCCGGAAGCCTTTCCGGATTCTTTTTCCACTCGCGGTATTCTTTTCTGATTTCCACAAGCAGATCCGGCATATAAGGCAATGACGGATTTGCCATTGTCCAATTTTCCTCTTCATCCACATCCTCTTTTTTATTGAGTTTGCAGATAAATGGGAGTAGTCCGTTATCATCATCACCTTTTCTCAAAATATTTTCTGATTCTTCTATCAAATCATCAAGCGGTCCTTCTCTTATATCTCCGTTTGTCGTAAAATAGGATCTTCTTGGATGTTTCTTTTTTCCAAGACCCGTCGTAAAAACATCTATGTTACCATAATTTTGATACTGGTGAATCTCATTGAAAATAACTATCCCGGAACGAAGACCATCTTTTCCCTTCGGGCTGTTTGTCCTGCCCTTGATAACTGACTTTGTTTTTGTGCAAGTAACTTTTTCTTTCGTCCAATAAAAAAACTTCTTTATTTTTTTTATTACAGATGGTACTTCAAAAAATCCTATCAAATCAGTAACAGGTCTCATTGCCTGTTCCTCATTATTTGCACAAATGTCAACGTCATATTCCCTGATTCCGTTGTATGGTGATGATAAACAGAACGACTCAAATGCGATTGTTCCGTCTTTTCCAGCACCTCGTCCAATTTCGCAGAACAGATCTGTCCAGCGTGGTCGCCCATCCGCATCCCAATAAGTACAGTCATGTAATGCTATAACAAATTTCTGCCATGGAAAAAGATCAAATGGCAAATATTTCGCCAATCCCATATAATCTTCCAATTGTTTAAGATCTATGTGAATAGGTTCTGTTTCAAAGCATTTTTTTACATGGGCAACCAAAAGCTTCTGCTCGTCACAGCACCGGAACACATCATTTTCCACAATGTCAATCCATTCCTGAATTTCCTGTGGAAACTTATAAGCAGTCATCCTCATCACCGCCATATTCTTTTAATGGTGTTATATCAAGATCACGAAGCAGCTTCAACATCTGAGCATTTACTTTTACAAGCTGTTCTACAGATTCATTTTTCTTAAATCCGCTTTGACCACCTCCGTTATCATAAAAGATCTTGACACCCCTTTCTTCAATATCAATTCTCAACAATTCCTTCGTTGTCCAAAGCGTGATGTAATCGTCTACCAGATCTGTGTAATATGATTTTTTATTACCGGATTTTTCAAGTTCGGAAATCAATTTTTCTTTAATTCTCTTTGCTTTTCCGTTCTTTTTTATATTTTCAATCCGGATCTGATTTTCAGTTTTTACATTCATTTACCCACCCCCCTCTTATATTAATCGCGTGTATGCGGACATATGTGAAACCCTCGCGCAGATGTTTAGTCTACCCCACTCCCCGTTGCGCCACCTCTCCCACAGAAAGGGGGTATAGGGGGTAGGGGGTACTTACTACCAACGCTCTTCGTTCGTAAAATGTTCGCTTGATTTATTTTTCCGTTTTTCTGGATGCAATTTGTTATGACATGCTTTGCATACCGGAATGAGATTCCTATACTGCTTTCCTTCGTACCAATAAAACTCACTGAGTGCCAGTTCAGGATGCTTTCTGACAAACTGATTGTGATGCACTGTGCTGATTAATTTTCTATTTCCATTCTCATCTTCATCATACCTTGTGATAATTCCATTCTTCTTGCATATGTAGCACTCATGATTAAATTCTTCCAAGACATGGTTCTTTAAAACGATCCACTCTTTCGTCTTGTAGAACCTCCACAGTTCATCCTCGCGTATTAAGTTCTCAATGTACTGCTTAAGGTTCTTAATCATATCAGTTCCTTTCTGCACCCCAGCCATTCACCATCCATGAATGGCTGGTTGACATTAAGAGGATTAAGCAAATGGAAAAGCGCAGCTTCATCAGCCACGCTTCACACTATCTTTATATCACATATCAGTGTACACTTTTGTACACACTTTTAATTTAATTTAACAATCCGCTCCATCTTCCTCTCCATGTTCGTCTTGTCAGCCTTGAATTTATCCCAGTCGCAACGCTTCTTTTTATCTTCACGCATGACATTTGCAATTGCCTGTTCAGCAGTTGGATCAGAATACTTCTCCCTGTTCATTCTCCTTCCCTCCCTCACTTGCACATATCTTTATATTTTGTCTAACCCATTTTATTTTTTATATTTAATAGAAGAAACACCTTATTCAGAAAACCAGTTAGACATAGTTTCCATTTTGTACAACTTTATTTATAAAAAAATATCTATCGTCTTTTCCGAAACGATAGATTCATAATGGATTCATTTATCGAATCCTGCTCAATTCCGATATAACGCATTGTTATATGGAAGTCTGCATGGTTTAAAATTTTCTGCAAAGTGACAATGTCATGCGTCTGCTGATAAAAATGGTAGCCGAATGTCTTTCTCATCGTGTGCGTTCCTATGTGATCTAGTCCGAATTTTTCTCCGGCTTCTGCCAAAATGTTATAAGCCTGTCCTCTCGACAATGCTCTATTCTGCTGTCTGGATGGAAAAAGCCATTCATAATCTGCTTTCCCTTTAATGTAGCGATTAAGCATAGGTCTTAATTCTTCATTAATCGGGAAACGTTTTTCTTTTCCGGTTTTCTTCTCCCGTATACTGACATAATTCATATCGGACACATCCCTGACCTTAAGATTTAAAATGTCAGAGATTCGGATACCTACATAAATCCCGAAAAGGAACATAATCTTGTTCCGCTCGCTTTCCTCTCCAAGATAGTCGGCTATGTCCCACACAGTGTTAATGTCTCTGATCGGTTCGACAGTATTCAATGTGAACCCTCCTTTCAGTAAAATAAAAAGAGCAGGTCATTTCTGATCTGCTCATGTTCCTTATTTACTGTATAACACATTTCACTGTAAAGTTTTGTACACAATTTTTATTTAAAAGAGCAGACCTATTTTGGATCTGCTCTTTTCTCTATTTATTAATTTCTGGAAGGAACTCGCCTAAATGAAGCTCTTCACGCATAATATCATAAGCTTTCTGAATTGTTGAAATTCTATCCGCCAGATACTCCCAGCTCTGCACATCTTTTTCCGTCCAATCGCCCATGCACTCGGCTTTCGCTTCATCATCAAGATTTATAAAATCCATAATGTCTGTGTCATGTCTGTTTTCGATTTCCTTCATGAGTTCATCCAATTTCTTGTAGCATTTTCTTAATTCTTCCATTTTTATTTCCCCCTGGCTTTTAATATAAGTTATCATTAATTCTGTGATTTTTGCAGACTGACTAACTCCATTCGCTTCACATGTTTTTGCAAATGAATCCACAATGTCTTTTTTTAATTTATAGGATTTCGAAATATATCCAACTTTTTTCTGATACTTTTCAGAAGCTATAGTTTGCGCTGACGGATTACCTTTTGGCATTCTTTTTTATCTCCTTCCATAATTTTGGAATCACATCTAAAAGTAGAAATACTGATGCAAGTATCAAAATAATACTCGAATAAATATCCTGATTTCTTCCAATGAATATGATGATTGCCACTGTTAAAAAAATTACACTAAAATTTTCTCTTTTCATATTATTGATGATGAGCTATAATAATTTTTGAAAGGTTCGGGGCTTTCGCCCCTTACCCCTATTTGAGAGAATTTATAAGACTTGATAGCCCTGCCATGAATGTGCCAATTCCAACCAGAGCTTTTATTATAAGAATTATAATTCTCTCGATTTTTTTTAATTTCTTTTTTCTTTTGTTTTTCTTGCTCATCTCTTATCTCACCTCCTGTAATTATAATATCATATGGTGCACCATATGTCAAGTGCTTTTCTGATATTTTTAATACTTTTTCGTATTATTATTTTAAAGAACACAACTTATGCTGCTAGATTCGCCTGCATACGATCCAGCTCTATGTCATCACAAATATAATATTTGATCGTCACATCCGTACTGCTATGTCCTAAACGCTTGGAAACGAAAAGAATATCCTTTGTTCTCCGGTATTCTCTGGAAGCAAATGTTTTTCTAAACGAATGGACTGTCGCATTGAATTTGCATCCGCCGACAGTAGCGATTCTCTTGACCAGATACTCAATCGTGTTCGATGTCATTCGTCCACGACCACGCTTTCCGATAAATACTGCTCCTTCCGTTCGATCTCCGATATAATTCTGTAATGCCTGTTTGCATCTCTCTGTCATAAAGCAGGTGCGCCACTGTGACGTTTTCTCTCCCCAGATATGGATTTCTTTTCTTGCAAAATCTAGGTTGTCAATATTAAGGTTGACGATCTCACCGACACGCGGGCCAGCGGCAAGCATAAGCTCGAACAACGCATTTAATCGCAGATCATGACCGATAGATAAGGATGCTCTGGCAATCTCTTCATCAGACAGCCGCTCTTTTCTCTTCTGTGGCTGTCTGATTTTATCAATGTCTCTGGATACATCATCCTCGATATGCTTTTTGCGGTATGCCCAGGCGAAAAATGAGGACATATATTTTTGAATCGTGGAAGCATATGATTTTGAAATCTTATCTTTATGTAATCTGGTAGCGATATAATCCATTACATCCTGCCCGGTACAGGTGTGATAATTTAAGCCGGTTTCTAAAAAGAATTTTTTTATAATCGTGATGTACAACTTAATCGTACTCCGCTTTCTTCCTGTAGCGGTGAGGTCGATTATATATCGCTCCATGATCCATTCATTGTCGTACACGTTTGTAGACGGCAATGTCTCTGTTGCGGTCAGATTAATATTGACCAATTTAAAAGTGATCACAGTTTTAAGGTGGTCAATTCCTTCTGATGTCAAATATCCTGACATCTCATAAACTACATCGTTGATTAATTCTGCTTTTGTCATAGCAATTCCCCCTTTACGATCTGGGTAGAAAATGCTATACTTATCTTGCTTAAGGAGTGTGTATAGCACTTTCTAAAGGGCTTGTGTTACCAGCACAGGCTCTTTTTAGTTTGTAGTTACGCACATACGGTCGGAACGTATGTTCTTTGGTGTGTATTTTTTTACCGGCATATTTCAGCCGGCAAAAATCTCAATGTTCAGTATAACTGAATAAGTTTTAATTTTTCTTCCTGCGCAATTAAAGCTCTACATAATGGTCTATCACTTAAATATACAGCTCTTTCCCCTTTTTCACTTTCCGCTCTCCTCCTTTATGATAAAATCCACAAGCTCTTTTCCGTCATTTATTTCTTTGTACGGTTTCATATCTGCCATTATTTTTCCTAATTCTCCAAATCCGCACGGTATATCGCATCTCATTCCGTCTGTTCTTTTATTTGAAATATATTTTACAAGCACGGTTTCTGTTCTGACCTCTGCTTTCTTCAAACACAAATCTGCAATGACTGGTGTGCAATCCCTTAAAATTTCGTAGAGGTTTTTTGCGTATTCCGTTGCTTTTTGTGCTGAATACACTTTCACATATATTGTTTTCAATCTTCTTCCCACCCTGCAATGATTCCATTTTTATTTTCGCTCCTTTGATTTTATGTGACTGCTGCATAATGGTTTTTATGAATTAAAGTTCAGTTTAAGACACTTTAAATCTGTCTCTCGACGCAGAACGGAACATCATAAAAAGCATTTCCGATAATGGTTTTTCCCTGTCTCTGCGTCTTGCCTTCTTAATTACTGTCAATTCTCTCCAGTTATTACGCCAACTGCTTTCTGTTGGAACAAGTACCCCTACAAAGTAAGGGATTTTATTTGAAACCGCCACATAAACTTCTTCCGGCATCACAAGATAATTGTAATCGCCTATAAAGTTCAAACCGTGTCCTGAATTGAAGTCTTCAATAGAAGATTTTACTTCATAACAATAGAAATCCCCTTTTTCAATTCCAGAAACTGTGTTATTAACAGGCTTAAATTTCATATAGTCCACTCTGATTGCATGTCCTGTAGCATAATCAAATGTGACCTCTTTAGCCATGTAAATTCTTGTGTCATTTTTAGGATTTATGTATTTTTCCAATGACATGGAAAGTTTCTTTGTAATTTCCGGTCGTTTACTCATCTCTACCTCCTAAATTCTAACTTTACATGCAATTCCTAATATATTCTTCCACAGCAGTTTTTGCATTTTCAGGCTCACAATAAATCATGCAACCGCTAATAGTGCTGTCTGCAATATCAGAGTCAGTTAAGTCTGCACCATTTTTTTCAAGCCATGAATCCAATTTCTCACACACATCCAGCAACTCCATTGCTAACCTTTCTCGTCTGTCGATGATAATCTGTATTTTCTTTGGAATTTTCATTTTTACCTCCGCTAAATTCTAATTTAACTATTTCACTTCCTGCTCAATATTTAAGTTTCTAAACATTGCACACATCACATCCACAACAATACTGTTTCCAAACTGCTTGTAAAGTTGCGTGTTGCTATTGACTGCTGCCATCTTGGAAATATCTTCATCAGATACTCCCATCAACCGTCCGCATTCTCTTGGTGTCAGCTTTCTGATACGGTACTGCGTAAATACTTTTGAATTTGCATCTCCATGCGTTCCGGCAATCAGTGTGGGAGATATACCACTATCGGAATAAACCGTTCCGCACTGAGAACCATCATTTGAAATCTGACCTACCTTTTCAATCCGTACAATCTCTTGATTTTGTGCGGTTATTGTAGGACACGTATTCCCATTATCTTGCACACATCCTCTTCTTGTCCGGCTTTCTGGATAGCTTGCATCGAAGCATCCACCAACTTCACATTCAATAGAACCGCTTTTCGTAGCTTGTTTAATCAGAATCATATTATCCTTTTGAACCGTGGTTAAAGTATTGCTTACACCATCAGTTCTAGGCTCTAATTCTGTCATATTATGTCTGCTTTCCCTTATTTTACCGCTTTCATAGTCCCTACGAATTGATTTTCCATATTCAGTTCTTTTCGGTGTCAGCACTTGGCTTTCCATCACAAGATTATCTTTCTGCACCGTGGTAAGTGAGTTGCACATTCCTTGTGCATTCAGCTCTAATCTCTGTTCTGTTGGGCTTCCGGCTGTTCTGTCTGACGAATTTTCCGGGTTTCTGCCACGCATGGCAACTATCTGGCTTTCAAGTATTTTCGGCTCTTGATTACCACCTTGCATTGTACTCAACGTTGGACTAACCCCCCCCCTACATCATAAATTCTGTTAGTACTCTCAAATTTTGCTTCAAGAGAGCCTAAAACATTTACATCTGCCATAACTACTCCTAAATCATGTTGTTCAGCTTTTACACATCTTGCAATCGGATACACACCTCGCTGAAAATCTGCTGTTACTCCGGTGTATATACTACCTATTACTTCCATTCAATCACTCCATTGCTACCATAGTTGTCAAGGCCTTTATAGTCTCTTGCCATAAGAGTTACAGCTACATCAATAGGTTTTTCTGCCACCTCTCCCCTATTTTTCAACAACCATGTTTCCGACTTGCTGTTGGTTTGAGATTCCGCAGTCATATCTTGCCGTGATGCAGTTTGCAATGTCTCTTCGCTGTGGATTGCAGATTGTTCCGTCAATGCAAGTCTGCTCTGCTCTGCTCTGCTCTGCTCTGCTCTGCTCTGCTCTGCTCTGCTCTGCTCTCAGGATTGTGTTGTGGTAATGTTCCGTTGTCAATCAACTGTTTTATCAGTTTGTCTGCCTTTTCATTGTTGATGTAATACTTCTCGTCCACATCATCTTCAAGGTAATCTTTTATCTTCTTTTTTAATGGTATCGGATGTGGGAAATGGTAGTTATATTCTCCAAAAAACGAAAACATGAAGCACCTTTCACGGTTCTGTGCAACTCCGTAGTTCTTTGCGTTCAAATCCTGCCAGTAGCTTACATATCCAAGGCTTGTCAGAAAATCAATCCAGTTCTGAAAATCTACCATGTTTGCATCGGCATGTACTTGCGGTACGTTCTCCATGAACAGAATCTGTGGTAATTCTCCACCACCATTCCTTATCTCTTTCAGAATCCTTTCTACTTCCCACAAAAGGCCAGACCTGGTCCCACTTCCTTTTTTCATGCCTGCTTGTTTTCCTGCAACCGATAAATCCGTACAAGGGAATGAATAGGTAAGTAAGTAAGTGAATACCTCTGTGTCGCAAATATCCAAATCTTCCGCATGAACCTTAGTTATATCCATTGTCGGAAAATCTGTTCCATGCACTGCGTTATAGCTTGCTATGGCATACTTATCAAATTCTACAACTCTATAATGCTCAAATTTTGCACCGATTCTTTCCAGTGCCATTGCCTGTGAACCATACCCAGCAAACAGTTCAATTAATCGTATAGGCTTTGTAATACGGATTGGTTCACGTATCATGTCAAAAATGCTTATCTGATTCTGACATTCGTAATCAAACTTATCTAAATCACTCATTTTTTTCAAGGAGACCGCATATGCTTCACTCTGGCCAGAGTCTCGGCTCCTTTCTGATCTATTTATTTCAAATCTTTTCTCTGATTTCTTTTACAAGTACATCATCGTCAGAATATGTCTCTGAAAGTTTAATTGCTGCGGCTTCAAGCAGTTCTTTTAAATCTGCTATGTAGTTGATTTTATTTGCTTCCGCAACAGCCTTTTTATCTACAACTTCTGATACAAGTGTGTCCACAGGAAGCAGTTCTCTACGGCTTTTCAAAATCAAATCTGCCATATTCTTTGGAAGTCCGACTTCATCCAGACAATTTTTAAGGATATCCTGTGTAAGTTCGACTTTCTGTGATTCTTCCTCCTGATCAGCATTTCCATTTGCGATTAAGGTATCGTCCAAAACGCTGTGTATTTCCAAGCAAATCTTATTATTTTCTGCATCATCTTCTCCCAGCACATCATTTAAAATGTTCTGGAACACTTTCTTTTTCTCTGATGCTGTCATTTTTGCTTCACATCCAAGTCCAGCTTTCATAAATTCAGAGTGTGGCTCGTTCGTGTTTTTACTGTAAAACATCACAGAATGGATGTCTGTGCTTCGCTCAGTAAATGCTGGGAAAATAAAACCTGTATCTGGCATCCCAACAACCCAGTCTCTGATTCGTGATTCAATGCGGTTTTCGTCCTCACGATAACCAAGCCCCGGCTTTGTCAGATTTACCGGGCAGATTGCACACAGCAGATATTCGTAAACTTCTTCTGATTCGTCTAATTTGTCATTGTCAGAAGTTTTGGTTATGACATCATAGGCATCGTGGAAAATTAGGATCAGATAATTTCCAACATAATCGTAACTGTCAATGATCATGTCATAAAAAGTATCCATCAGATCATCGTTTTTCAGTTTGCTTTCACGCAGTCCCATCAAAAACTGTTGTCTGCCGCCTGTAGCTTCCTCTTTCAGTGGGAATTCCAGCTCTAAAAGATTGTTTCCGATTGTGCCGGATAACGCTTTTTTCGCGATATCGAGATATTTATAATATTCTGCATCATCCAGATTTAAAAATGTCTCACCAATTTTTGTAATTTTATTGTGTTCAGCGTCCACATAGCAACCACACATACGGGTAAATGTACAGGCTTCCTTTTTAAATCTTCTTTTAATTTCTAAAACATCCTTTTTGTTCATAAAATTTAATCCTCGCTTTCTTCCTCTTTAATCGTTGCGATTTCTGCACTTAAATTCCTGTTCATGACAGATAAAATTTGTAAGATTATTTCGCTTTTCGTCTTATTATCAACCTCTCCGGCCGGAGGTTCGGCTCCTTTCTTGATTATTTGATAAACTCGTCTATCTCCATTTGATAATATATCTTCTGTTTCCTATTCATTTCATTGCAAAATGCACGATATTCTCTTGTATATTCATAACTATCTTTAAATACATTACATACGGCTGTGTACAAATTTGGCTCATGCTTTTTCAGCACTTCAAGTTCAAATTCAAGGTTTCGCCCACAAGGACAACCACAGCAACCGGTTCTTTTCAAGCCATATTCTGTGTAGCATCTGCTATGTTCAATGCCGTAATGCTGTTCATAACATTTCTTGTCATCATTCGTGTACCAGAATAAAGGTCTGTATTCGTCTTCATTGCCCTCTTTTTGGCTATAGCAATTCTTGTAAGACGTCGCCCTTGCTCCGCCCTCTGCTTTCCGTATGCCGGTAATCATCAGATCACACTTTATTCTGCGGGAAATATCTTTCTTTGCCTTTTCACAACATTTATTCGATATTCGGAATGTTGGCGGGTTTGCAATCAAAAATTCCTTGAGCCATTTATTCCAACTGATATTATTTCTTTTGCCCGGTTTCAAATTGCACCACCACAACAAAGCCGACTTGCATTTTGGATATTCTGCATACAATTCCTCAAATGGTTTATCTTCCCACTTAAAATTATGTTTCTGTAATCTGCTTATAAATTCACTTGCGATCTTATTGCAAAACGGTTGTCCATATGTTGCGCAGGCTTTTGGAATCGTCATTCCGTATTCCCATGCTTCAAACATATCAATCCTTATTCCGTATTTTTCCTCTAAGTATTTGATGTGTTCTTTGGTTGCCCTGTATTCCAATCCGGTATTAAAGCAGACATATCGAATTTTATGATGAATATCTACTTTGACGCATATATCAATCATAATGTCGCTATCCGATCCGCCGGAAACAGAACATACTATTGTTTCATACTTACTATTATTGATAATGCTCCATGCCCGAATCAGATTGTCTCCAATCGTTTGATTCTTCGGAACATTAGAAAGTAATTCATCAAGAGAATGCGCTGTGTTTGGATTTGGAGCATATCCACTATCCAAACCAGATTACGCACAAGCATAATTTCCGACCTCTCGACTACGATTAGAACATCATATGTTCCCCAAGTGCTTCGGTCTTACAATCGCAAACTCTCTATCATGTGAAAACTATGTAAGTGCAGGCTCCATTCTGTTTTTCATCATTCTCTTGATATTACGTTTTTCAGCCTTAACGTGCTGTATTTCTGATCGTAGAAAAGCAATTTCCTGCTTGTCTCCAACATCAATGGCGTGTTGAAGCATACACTCATACTCTGTAATCGCTTCGTTGCAGTCGCAAATGTCTTGTTGTGTATAGTCTTTTTGATCTGGGACGCACAAGCAGTCCATGAATGTCAAGATAAAATTATCTCTTCTGTATGCTGCGTCTGTACTGTTCATATTAGTTCCTTTCTGATAGTTTTAATACTGTGCTAAGTAGCACATGATTCCACATTCCGGCATAATCTCCGTATCCATGTTCCCACGATTAGGATCAAGTTCATCGAGATATACCGGTCCATTTTTGTCTTTCAAAATTGAATGCCCAACTTCTCTTTCCAGCTTCGCCCGACTTTCGAATACTTCCGGGAAATCTTTTCTGATTCGATTCCAATATCCCATACCGCCCTTGACGCATCCGATACAGTTGTTGTTCGGATATCCAAGGTCGTACATCAAAGGTCGGGCAAATGAAAAAGTCCGTTCAAACAATCCATGTACCTCTTCTTTCGATAGGTTTTTGTTAATCAGTGGGAATTCGTGTGCCGCTTGCGGATTTGCTTCAATCGTCCTCTCTGCCCGGTTCTTTTCCTTAAGGTCGAATCCCCAGACATAGGTCAATTCACAATCTTTATGCTGTTCTTCCCACTCTTTTCTTACTCGTTTCTTTAGCCAGTTCGTGCAAGGTGCGAATCCATTCGCCGGACTTCTGAATCCTCCGAACGTCCTTACACAATCCTCTACGCATCTGTACTCATTTGATTTCAGTATCTGAACCTCTTTTCCAATTGCATTCTCACAATTCTTAATGAATCTGATACTATCCTCGTGTTGGTCTGCAATATCAATGTAAATCCATTCATCAACATCACCGGCTAAATATCCAGCCATAAAACTTGATATTCCTGCACTTACCCAACATACTTTTAATTTTTTCATGACAACCACTTAACAGAAATAATCCTGTGTCCGTGGATAAAGGAATCTGGCTTACCACTCTGATTTCTTGTAGTTTCGCTGAATATTTTACGAACCCTCTACTCAACCAAACGCATTGTTCATCCTTTTTGCTCTCGCTATTAATCACACCGTTAGCGGTCAACCTTGGTCTACCAAGGCTTCTGTCATTACTCCTTTCTCATACCATCATCTTTTAAAATCTTATCTAAGCAGGCATTCCAACCGCTTTTAAAAACTTCATATCCTTTTTCTGTATAATGTACTCCCGGTTTTAATTCTGGGTTGTTTGGATTTTTCTCCGGCAGTTCCCGGAGCGGACACCAATTTGGCTTTGCTTCCTCTGTCATTACATCTCTGTTGTACCGTTTACTTATTGCATAGCACTCTTTCCAATCAGATTCAAAAAATCTACAATCCGGACATGATTCCGGCATATCCATAACCAATACTGCTTTAGACATTTCTCACACTCCTCTCAACTGCTTAACTCTAGGCTCATACGGCTTCGGAAGTTTTGACCATGCAGTAACCCTTGCTTCGATTGTAAAATACGAATATTCTTCACAATAATCGCATTTCTCATACCAGCCTTCCGGAATCCACCATGTATTTTCTTCCTCGATATATTCCCAATTATCAGAAGCTCCGTCTGGCATATTCCATCCCATATCTTCAACCGTGCAATGATGATATGGTATGTACACAGCCTTAAGCACTCTCTTGAACCGTCCGTTATCTACCGTAACCAAGCACTCATCAGAGCAATTTCTATCTTCGCATTTTGGCGTATAATTTACATTCCAATTAGCCATTTTTAAACTCCTTCTGGTTTCTCACATCGCTCAAATTCAATAATCCAAACGTAAGGATTCGCACTCCAACCGTAGCGGTCAAGGTCAGGTTTCTTGATGGTACTGTTCCACAAATCTTCAAATTGTCCTCTTGCAGTACATTCTCCAGTAAGCATTCCACTGTTACATCCTTCCGCTTGTGCCTGTACTTCTGTTATCTCCTGCAACCGCTCCACCCTCACATCCGTAACCTTAAGCCAGATACGTGCCGCTACTTTCGGCATAAATAATGATGGTTTCCACTCTCTATTATGGCTGAACCATTTATGCACAAATGTGTCATAGTCTAATCGGTCTATGGAATCTGTATTTCCATTTGCAAATTGCAACCTCACATCATCTCCGCCTGCTCTGAATCTTATGTCAGCAGTTGCTTCGTATCGGTGTGCTCGCCAACATTGCCATGTTTCCCGGACATACAGGATATCGCCCGGCTCGCAAGGCAACTTAAAAAATTTCTCTCCATACCCATCTGCAAATGTACCTCTACACGATATGTACCCTTTAGGTGTAAAAGCGGTATATCCCCATACTGCATCATCAGGAATAAAGCCTTTTACAATTCTTCTCGTTGCATCTTTTCTCCCGTCCAGAATTGCCCGAACCATTTCTGTATTGAATAAAATCGGTTTAATTGCCATCTGATACACCGCCTTTCACAATCTCGATTGCATGCGCATAACTTCTTGCTTTTTCTTTCCCAAGATCCTTGTCGTAGGCATGCTCCCAAAACTTCCGTTCATTCTCCAACTGCTCCACAACCTTGTCCGAATCGTAGGCGGTCGGCATATTGTTAATCACATCTTTTACTGCATCATAATCTTTCATGCTTTCAAGACGTCCACTTAAGTTGTCTAAAACCAACCCAGCATCAATCAGTCTTCCCATCACTCGCCCTCCTGTTCCAATCTGTAGTTGCTTTCTTTCTTCGGATATACAAGCTTCAAATCATATCCGCTTGTAATAAATTTCAACGTCAATTCGTGATTGACTGCGTTTCCGAGTTTATCGTAAATCCAGTACATATCCTCTTGCGTGAATTGTGTTCCGAGATATTCATTGTATCCAGAAAGAAGTGATTCCCTCCATTCTTTATTTCTCTTCTCCTGGCGGTAAGGTTCTCCCTTTGCAATCGGTCTGGAACACCACTCTAAAAGTTTACAGATAATATCTTTCTGTGTATTACAGTCTTTTGCTGTAAAATATACATTCCCTTTGTCTGATAAAATAAGTTCTCCAAATTGAGTAATATAACTCTTCGGAAAGCATTTCATCACATTGAAAATTTCATTAAACATCCTTTTTCTCCATTTCTTTCAACTTGGCTTCGGCTTTTCCTAGTTCTATTCCGGCAAGGCATCCTCTAGCATATGCATCCTCATAGCACCTATCTATTGTTGTATAAAATTCATCACAAAAAAATTCAGTAAGAGGGCATTCCGAACACTTGCAATTTTCATGGTGGCATTTAGTTCTTGTGTGTACACACTCTCTATATTCCTTTTCTTCGATTTTTTCCGGCAACTTGATATACCTACCCTGCTCCTCGGAATCCTCATAATATTTCAATTTTTCTCGCAAATCAGCCATAGCCCATAAATTGCGATAGAACAATGCTAAAAGTCCTATTGTGCTGTCTATTCCTACCGACAGCATGGAAGCCATATATTCGTCAACTTCTTCATCTGATAAGCCATTAAAATCTTCACCGCAAATATCTTTGGCAAGATTTCTTACAAGCCACCTACTATCAACGTCCAGATTATAATCTCTGTATCTGGCATTGCGCTCATCATCTGCATAGCAGCTATTATGTGCCAGCTCGATCATCGACATGTCAGCCACGCTTTTATTTGTCGTTAATCTCTCCATGCTATTCCTCACTTTCTGCCCGAAGCCACTTTAATAAGCACTCGTAACAATTACAATTATCATTTTTGTCGCAATCAATTTCTGCTAACCCATTTTCATTCGGACACATCATATTGACTGCCAGCTCCTCATCCGTCATGCTTCTGATCCGATCTGCATTGGTATGTGGCTTCTTAGCCATGCTCTTCATACACTCCATCATATTTCTACCTCACCAAATTCTGTACTTATCTGTTTCACAGGAATTTTTATATTTTCTGTACCGTTGCTGTACAACACCTCTTAACTTTTACAGACACTTTTCTCAAAAGCCTTTATTTTCCTAGCTTTTGGCTATTTTAAACGGTGTGTTTTCGCATTTTTTGAAAAATTGAAAAACTCACTGTTTATCCGTTCTCTTAAAAGGTGTGTTTTTATATATTTTTTTCTGAAAAACTCACTGTTTAAAAAGTGACATCTGCTCAAAGTCCTCTGTTTCTTCCGGCTGTTCCAGATTGAGAAATGGTGGGGCTGCATCCGGCTTTACAAATCCATTCTTATCTGGATCAGCTTCCACATGGACTTTTCCGCTGCGCTTCCGGATACCGAGTGAACCTCTGTAGTCATTTTCCTCTGCGAACTTTTTTGCCAAATTGAATTTTCTGTAAACCGCGCTAGGGGAAAGTGTGCCGCCATCATAAAGAACCATCACAACACCGTCTTCCAGCTTTGCGTCAATTCCTTTGCTTTCCAGAAATTTTACAAATTCATCCTTTTCCATGATGCAACATCAACCTCTTTCCTCCGCTCTGTACCCATATGACGTTTTTAAAAGCTTCCGTGCACTTTCTCCACTCCTCGTCAAAATTATCAGGTATCGAAGCTTTGTTGATATTTTCCAGATTCTTTTCATTTTCTGGATAAATTTTTTTAACTTCAAAAACTCTGTTGATCTTATGACCGGTATTCGCTGCCTGGTAAACCATGGCGGACTTACATCCGAACTCTTTTGTAATCTCAGCTGCTGTCAGATTTTTTCTGTACAATCTGCCCTGATAAAAAATATTAAATCTTGCTGCTTTGCTCATTATCCCTCCTCGGCATGACTAACGGTTTCGTAGTCAAAGCCCATTTTTCTAATTCGTCCCAGTCATGCTCGCGCTGATGGAAATTGTTAAATTTATTTTTAGTCTCCGGCTTTTTCTTTGCCGGATTGTTTTTCTGGTTGAGGTATTCTTCAAAGTGTGATGCGCTGAATAGCGTTTTCGGTCTTAAATATTTTTCAAACTCTGTCCCTATCCACTCCTCACTTTTTTTATCAACAACCTTAATCATGTCCTCAACCGTAAATCCCTCGTTTGCCCTTCCTGACAACAGCCGCTCTGTCGAATCCGAATCTTCCCGGAAACGTGTCCCTGCTTTTTCGTTGAGGTGCGGTATCACTGCCGCACTATATATATATTTATTATTCTTTATATTCTTTATATTCTTATGTTGTTGGGATTTGGGTGGGCTGTTGTTTGGGATTTGTTTGGTATTCTGTTCGGTATTTGCTTCGGGATTTGCTTCGGGATTTGCTTCGGTAAAACCTTGGTACTTATCATAGCAAACCACCGTAAATACTGTGTTTTTCGGTGTCGATTCCGTGGTAATCACTTTGGTATCTCGCAAGTGCTTCACTGCGGTACGCACTTGGTCTACTGTTAGGGATGTTGCAAGGGCGATTTTGGAGAGCGAGGACACGAATGATCCTCGCTTAATTATCGTCCCCTTCCACTTCTTATCTGTCCAGTTTGCCATCAGCAATATGTATAAAAAAACCCTGCTCGTATTTGCATCATGCCACCATTCCCACTCCAGAAAAGACCGATACAGTTTTATATAATTTCCGCTCATAATCCGGTCACCTCATGCATGATTTATAAGTATTTTGTCATGATATCCCTTCTGGACTTCGGCTTTTTCTCCTCATCCTTTTTCGTGATATTGGACGGCTCACTCAGAAAATCCACGTCCCCCTTCAACGACAGATCGTGAGTTGCCTTGAGGTTCTTTTTTATGGTCTCCCGGTTCTCATCTATCCGCTCATAAATGAGGTCTAATCTGGTCTGTGGAAAGCTTAACCCGGATGCACATAAAACCGTTTCTTCTCCGGCTGTCTGGAATGTGTCTACTGGAACACCGAGATCTTTTTCCACATCCGTCATTCTGACTTTGCTGCTCATTTCTGCCGTGATATATTTCACAACACGATCCGGTTCGATCGGGGCATAAATGTTGTCCTGAAGCTTTTTAATGACATCTGCACTGTCTGCCGTGCTGTGTAAAATGACAGCCATTCCATGCGCTTTCAGTGCTTCCTGAATCTCTGCCTTATCAATGTTTCCCTCTACATTCTGGATTCGTTCCGGGATCTCGATGAATGCAGTGAAATCATCTGCAAATGTGCGGTTTAATCCGAGTTTATTTCCGCTCTCATTGTCCAGAATAAAGCATGAGGAAAGCCCATCGATCTTCGTCAGTTCCGAAAAGCACTCGTAGGAATTGACGTGAGATTTTATACTCTCGTCAAGAGCCGGTATCACAGTGACCGCTCCGATTGTCTTACCATCGTCCAGAAGCAGGTCGCATAGCATGGGACCCGCACCAGAACCAGTGCCGCCGCCGCTCGCAAAGATGATAAAAACAATCTCTGCATCGAGTTTCGCATCCATTTCAGCGGCTATCTGGTCGTAATCGTCGATAACGAGCTGTTTTGCTTTTTTCCGGTCTTTATTACATCCCTCGCCCCCGGTAATGTGGTACTTATATTTTGCGGTTTTTAAGGTTGATAAATCCTCTTCTGACGTGTTTAAATATAAAACACTGAATCCTCTTTCCTCGAAAAGCTGTCCGATGTTGCCGCCAGCCTGTCCGATTGCAATAAATGCGATTTTCTTTTTCACTTACTTAATCCTCCTAATTCAAGATGTTTTTTAAGGCTTCCAGTCCAGCATCTGTGATAAAAAAAGTGTCTGCCCTTCCATCCTTCATGCCTTTTAAAACATATCCCGATAATTCAAATTCTTTTATTTTTTTAAAAACTGTATTCTCCCGATACCCGAAGTCCTCTGATTCGACTATCTCGCTTAAGGACATTGCAGAAACGCTGTTGACAGCTTCATTCTGCTTTAAGATTGAGAGAATGAGAAACCCTAGTCTGCTCAATTCCACACCACCGTTCTGATTTGCGCTGATATGTTCTGATTTACTCTGACTAATTCTGATTTACTTTGATTTGTTCTGATTTTCTCTGACATACTCTTATAAACCACTCTCCTTTCCTCTCCCGGAACAACCGCCGGGAGAATAATCTGGCTTTCAAAGTTGCAGTCGTGATATATATTCGGTGAAAAACACACATGAATCATTTTTTTACAAAACAAGATGTCTCTTCGTCAGTCGATACGAGATCATATCCATCATCCATCATTGCATGGATTGTGATTGTATCTGCTAAATATCTCATGTAGACCTCTAACTCTTCTGATTCTCTAAGTGTCATACTGGAATCAGATACCCACGCATTATATGCAGTAGCATAAAGCTCCGTCAGCGGCACACCATTAGACCGTGCCTGTTCATATCCTTCGTAATAATGATTTCTCCTATCAAACATATGAATCCTCCATGTACTCTGCAAACTCTTCTATAGCACGTCTGCGCACCCTGTACACCCATGTTCGGCTGTAATTCATGCGTTCTGCGACTTGATCCCCGGAAAGATTCTCGGAGTAAAACATCAGCAGCACCTTAACGTACTCCAGAGTTTGCATTTTGTTTAAAATGTGGTAAATTTCTGCTTTTTTTTCTGCGTACTTTTTAATAAGCTTCTTTTTCTGATAGTCAAAATGCTCCAGTTCGACAGCGGTTTCTTCAACCTGACTGATCGTGCAGTTTCCAGATGATCCGACTTTGTCATACGATATTCCTTTCGGCTGGGCTTTCAAATATGTCATTTTATAATCTTCCTCTACCTGACTGATAAGCGAATCCATATAAGTCAGGTCATTCAAAAGCTTTATCGCTTTTATATATTTTTCCTTTGAAACCGCTTCTGGCACTCTTCCCACTCTTCCTCTCTTTCACGTTTTTCTTTTAAGGTAAGCTCCTGCAATGTTTTGTGAAATAAAATCATCTGATCATTTGCCTTTATCACAAGGTGCTCCGGAAACAGTCCATCAATCGGTGGTTCAGCGTGCCTGTCTCCAAATAATTCAGTTCGGACATTCCGGGGAACATCACAGAACAGACATACGCATTCTGCGATATATGCAGTAAATGCGGCGTTTGCATACTCTTTTCGTGACATAGCTTTCATAAATTTATCCGGTTGTTCGTAAAGTCTTTTGATGATTTCCTCATTATTAAGCAAAATTAATGTTTACCTCTCTGAAAAAACGTGTTATTATAATAGAGAAGTGGAGTTATTTAAATTCCTTGTAAATCGCACCTGCTCGGCAAAGCATTAAAGGGTGCGATTTCTTTATGTCTGGAATGTAACCGTCCAAACAAATTAAACCGTATCCGGCGAGTGCTATCAGAATACCGATCATGATGATAAGAAGCACTCTTCTGTATATCAGCCCCTCTGAATCGAGTGCGCAAGCTCCGGTCACAGAGATAAATGCACCGACAGACATGATTATTTTCCCTATTCTCTTCATATCGAACCTCCCTTCTTAAATTTTCAAACATCATTTACGCTCCTTCTTCAACTTCATCATTTTTAAAATCTCTTCATCGGTTGCATGAAGCTCGTCCAGCAACACAAGCAACTCCTCATATGTGAATAGACCTTTTTTCAGTCTCTGGCAAAATGATGGCTGCGTAATTCCAATTTTTTCTGCCAAGTAACTTTGCTTAAGCCCAAGCAGATACATCTGACCAGCAATCCACTTACTCAAGTCTGCTACCATGTAATCTTTTTTCTTTGCTGTTATCCTTGGCATTTCTGCACCTCCTATCTCATTTTTTTATTTTCTTATAATTGTCATTCTTCTGTTTAAGTGCTACCATTCAGATACAGGCTCTGACTAGCCGAGTAAATGAAAGGAGAATTTTACTATGTCAAACGATCAATTAATTGAAAGAACTGTGCAAATTACGATTGCAAAAGTTTCTAGTACGACTCAATCACCAAGCGCCTTACTTGGACAAACTGTTGCGGATTTTATGCAACAGATTTATGAGAAATTATCAGAATTAAATGTATCTGATAATTAGTACAATTTGGCTCTTGCTTCCAACAATGTGGCAAGAGCCGTTAAATAATCTGCATAACCGTAATTTTGCAGCTGCTCATTTTTTGCCAATTCACAAGAAATCTCTATTGTTTCATCTATTTTTTTTAATAAGTCTTCACTTATCGGCATTTATTACACCTCCTTTTTGTCTCAGGATTTCCTTTCAATCTCTTCCTGCGTTTGGGTGTTCGTCTGGATATATCCACTTTGAATTTCCTCAAGAAGTGATTCAAACGCTTCCCACTCTTTTGACTTTTCAAGTCGGCACCAATCGCGGTATGGTAATGAAAAGGAAACTGTCGTATACGCCAATGGAGTCTTTGGTCGAATTGTAGCGACCTTATACATCATGATCACCTCCTAGATCAGCTCTTCCAATTTAACACCAAAATAAGCTGCTAAAATCTTAAGCTTCTCAACCTTGGGCTTACTCCTTCCAGTTTTCCAATTTGACAAAGTATTTTGTCCAATCCCGGTATCTTTTGATACCTGATATGAAGTTTTTCCTGTCTTTTTTAACAGTTCTTCATATTTCTCGTACAAAATAAGAACCTCCTTCCATATTTGTATTGCAACTACTTCACATATGTGATATTATGTTTTTGTCACAAAACATATGTGAATTTCATAAATGTGTTTTCATCCATTCACAATATTACACATATGTGAAGTTTCTTACAACACTGATAGTATCACTTCACTTTTTGAAAGTCAATGCGTTAATTACACATTTTGGAAGTTTGCTTTTTTGCACAAAAAGGGAGTTAAAAATGTATGAAATATTTGAACAATTATTACAAAAATTTAATGTAACAACTGCTGACGTATGTAAGGCAACCGGAATTGGACAATCAACTATGTCTAATTGGAAAAGTCGAAGGAACTTAATAAGTGGAAAAAATGCTCAATTAATTGCTGACTATTTTGGTATTTCCGTTGATTACCTTATGACTGGAAAAGAAAAAGACACCAGTGATAAATACTACTTAAACGATGAAACTGCCGATATTGCCCAAAAGATTTTCGAGAACAAAGAACTGAAAGTTCTCTTCGATGCTGCACAGGACGCACAGCCAGAGGATCTTGGCACCGTGTACCAGATGTTACTGGCACTTAAGAGAAAGGAGCGTGGGGACGATAATTGATTATTTTGTGGAGTTAATTAAATTTCCAAATCACAAAGTAAGGGAAGCTGTTACCGAAAACGAAGATGGTACATACACAATCTTTATTGAAGAGACTTTATCACGCAGTGAACAGCAGGACGCTTTTTTACATGCACTAAAACATATTATCGGGGATGACTTTCGAAAAGAAGATATCCAGAAAATCGAACGCCACGCACACCGGACGGAAGTCTCTGATGAATTGTTCCCTATTGATCTAGAATATGTAAAAGTTGGAATTGCGTAAATAGTGACCAACTATAAGAGGAGAATTATATGTCTAAAAATAAAGATTTTCATGAACAGTGTATAAATTATGTTAATAAACATAATTTATCTCCATTATCTTTAAAAATATACAGAATCATATACTTAATAATAGCCGCTGTTTCATTTATTATTGGAATACCCACTTTATCATTTGGTGGGATAATCTTTATTCCTATTGGAATCCTATTTCTTTATCTTGCAAGTAGATTCAAGAAAATTCTAAACGAATTAAGCAAAACAGCCCCAACTACTTGCTCAAGGATAAATAATGATATTAATTTACAGGATATTAGTACACAACCAGTTGATGAAGTTGTAAAAGTAAATAATTCCTTAACATTTTCTTCACAACCAGTTGAAAATACACCTTACAGTAAATCTGATGATATTTCTATTGATGACTATAATACAGAAGAATTTCATGTAACTGGAACATCATTCAGAGAAAATGACATTGAATCTATAGGAATCGAAAATTATGAATTTGACTATTCAAGGAAGGATTTTCTCGAAATATTTTCAGAAGGTCAACGTATATATAAATACCTATTCGCACCAAAATCTGTAGTTTTAGAAGAAGAGCCAGATAATAAGTATGATAAAAATGCTATTAAAGTAATTATTGATGGGGTACATGTTGGCTATATAAAAAAAGAAGATTGTATACATGTTAAGCAACTTATTGACTCAAAGAACATCATTTCCATTGATGCTACTATTTATGGTGGAAAATATCGCTATTATTATGAAGATTATGATGACGATGCAATGGACTATAAAACTCACATAAAGACTGATAGACATAATTATTCTATTTATATAACTTTAAAATTAGAACGTACTTCTTATATCGGTACGACCTTAAATTAAATTTGCATAAAGATAATAACTGATATATAATTGTTGATAAGGATCTGCTCTAGCAGATGTGGTTGCAGCTTAATGCGACTGGAAAAAACTCCTTATCATTGTTGATGAGGAGTTTTTGACTTTATTGACTCTCACAGATAAAATAAAAAACGCCCCTGCGAACCGGATACCGGCTAACAACAGGAGCGAATGCGTGCTCCGAAGATACACGCCCTGAACAAGCTTATTGTATCATTCGGAGCAGCCAAACGCAAGCAGAACAACTGTTCTCTGTTGGCTGTTATTTTTTATACTTAAATTTTAGAAAGGATGGTACAATATGAAAATTGAAAAACTCCCAAGCGGATCATACCGGATTCGAAAAACTTATAAGAAAAAGCTTTATACTGTAATTACCGATTATAAACCAACCAATAAGGAAGCTATCCAGCTCATCGCCGCCGAACTTGATAAATCTGATACAAGAACTTCCTCCGTGCATATGACTTTTGAAGAGGCTGCAAATCAATATCTGGATGTAAAAAGAAACGTTTTATCGCCATCCACGATACCGGGATACAAAAGCAATCTTAAAAGTTTATCAGATAATTTTAAAAACATTTATATTTCTGATATGACAGCAATTGACATTCAAAAAGAAATAAATGATTTTTCAATATCACATGCACCAAAAACAGTATATAATGTTCACGGCTTTATTTCTGCTGTTATGGGAATGTTCCGACCAGAATTCAACATAACAACGACTCTTCCACAAAAAAAGAAAAATGAAACCTACATTCCAACAGATGAAGAAGTCAAGGCTGTGTTAGATTATGCGCGCCAAAGAGATCGATATGAAATTGCACTGCTACTCGCTGCTTGCTGTGGATTGAGACGTAGTGAGGTATGTGCCCTCACCACTGCCGATCTATCTGATGATAATATACTTACAATCAACAAGGCCATGGTAAAGGATGAAAATAATAACTGGGTAGTTAAAACCACAAAAACAACAGAAAGTGCCAGAGAAATCGCTATACCAGATTTTATCGCTGATCGGATACGCGAAAAAGGTATTATCATAGATTGTAATCCAAATCAGATATATAATGCACTGGTTCGTTATCAAAATAAATTAGGAATCACTCATTTTAAATTACATAGTATGAGGCATTACTTTTGTACAAAAATGTCAGAAGTACTCCCAGAACAGGATGTATTAGAACTTGGTGGATGGTCGACACCTTACGTCATGAAATCTGTTTATCGCCATGCTACTATAAATAAAAAAATGGAAAAGCAAAAAAGTATAATGAATAATACTTTTAATGATTTTGACAAAAATAAATAAATCTTGTCATGAATCTTGTCATGAAATTGCAGAACCATTGATTTTTCAAGGCTTTTGGAACTTAATATTATGGGTTCAAGTCCCATCTCCTGCACTAACACAAAAGAGCCGTAAACATGCGATTTTCATTGAAAAATCAAAGGTTTACGGCTTTTTCTTCTTAATGACTGCTTCCACAGCAGCCACGTTTGTTTCTGCAACGTCTGCGATCTGATCTAATGTATAACCTTTTTTATGCATATTCAAAATGAATTTTTCTGTAGCTTTTTCTTCAATGCCTTGTACGTCATTTGGCGCTTATTCTATAAATTTCGTCCTTGATACTGTATTGTTACCACATAAACAGTTTTGTGTAACTCATCAATGCGGAAAATGACAACATAATTATCAATCAACAACTGTCGGTAGCCTTTTCCGGCATATCTACCTTCATTTCGTTCTTGGTGAGATTGTGGAAACGTATCTAAGTTCAAAACAGCTTTCTTAATTCGGTCAACTTGTCCTCTGGCATTTTGAGGAGACAATTTATCATCTGCTATATACTTGTAAATCCGATCTAATTCACTGATTGCTCTGGGGTTAACTTTTACCTTGTATTTATCCAAAATGTTTTTTCTCCAATTCTGCAAAAACTACTTCTGCATCAGCTGCTTCTGCACCGTTAGCAATTTCCTGCTCAGATTCAAAAATTGCTTGGTCAATGCGATTTGTGCTTGCAAATTTATCATAAAGTTCACTGCTCATTACAACCAAATCACTATATCCATTTTTGGTAATAAAAATAGGCTCCTGCTCCTTGTGTGCAATATTGGAAATCTCAGTTGTATTTCTTAAATCTTTAATAGGCATAATAATTGGCATGATTTTTCGCTCCTTTCTTCGGCACAATTATAGCATAATTATGTTTTGTATACAATAAAAATATACACTATATTAACAAATTTTGCTTTTCCTTCCATTTTATCATAAGCAACTTAATAGACTAATCATGTTCACATAGCCCTATTTCGTCTCCACTCATGATTTCTCCACCAGCATAAACGAATTATGCTGCACTTCAAGGTAGACATCACCATACTTATTGTCATAAACATCAAGAACCTGTTTTTATTACAAATGATTATTTTCTTATTTTGTGTATGGTTTAAGTACCCCATCAAATATCCTATAATTTATGTCATCCTTCGGACTACAGTATACTGCGAACTCAATATTCTTAAACGCATACAAATATTCGTTCAAAACATTTTTGGATGCCTGTGCGACTACATTTGGATTATTCATGAAAGCCCCGCATCCAAACGCACCGAGAACAATCGTTTCAACTTTATTGTTCAAAGCCACATCCAGAATCCTCCGAAGCCGTTTTTTATGAATCGCCAGCAGCTCTTTATCTGTAATCTTGATCGCATCTTTTCCGTCTCCTGTATTAAAGGCATTGCTTGGTTTCTCTCTTAAGTTCGGAGCCGCACACGTGATAACATCAACGGTATACCAGTCCGCTTCATCCATCAGCTCCGGCTTTACGGTATCGCTCTTGAAAACCAAAACGTCTGGTGTGTAAATGATATCATCATTGTGGATTGGATTATGTTCTGCCCGGTGTGCCATGTAGAATCCACTCCACGCATCCGGAGCATTCAAGCACTTAAACAACCCGGAACATCTGCATAAGCACTCTTCCTGAGCATTTGCACCACGCTCCACTCCGCCACCCGGATTCGAAGCCGATGCAAAATTGTGTACTGCTGTTTTCGTATTCTTATATCTTGATGCTGCTTCAAAAGTTCTCTTTGCCGATACTGTGATCCGTGCTTTCTCTTTATATCGGTTCTTGTCTGACTCTACAATCGCATCCTCTTCCAAAATCAATTTCTGACCTTCTGCAGAGTTATGAACAGATTCCCGGATTCTGTCATTGTTTTTGCACAGGTTCATTGTGTCCTGAAATACATTGATATTCTCTGTTCTTCCCATTGTAAATCCTTCTTTCTACGATTTTATGAATCCTTTTCCTGAAATGCTTTATTGTTCCGCACCAATTCATTGAACGATACCGGAGTGTAATTGTTTATGCAGGCACCGGCATTTAAGGCACGCTCTCTCGTTTTCATAAACTCATACACCTCATCCCGTGCCCCATGGATGTGCCCATAAATCAGCCATGATCCATGACGGCTCTTATACCATTCTGCCAATGGATAATGACACAGGCAGATCTGCTTGTCTTCGGCTGTGACATGCTGCATTTTTTCAACGCTCTCAAGGTACTTTGCAGCGTTTTCGCAATCCAGTGTCGCCTTGTCATGGTTTCCGATAATCAAATGCTTATGACCCTTGAGTTGTCTTAAGTACCAGTCCGGTGTTCGTCCTGACCGGTAACAGAAGTCGCCCACGATATAAACATCATCATCTGCGGACACTCTTGAATTCCACAGCTGAATCAGGCAGTGATCCATCGTGTCGACATCTGAAAACGGTCGGTGCTCAAATAGTATTACATTTTTATGTCCGAAATGCAGATCGCTAATATATAAATTCATGATGCGCCTCCCTCAATTTATTTCTTACCGTCTTGTAATCTAAACCTTTGAATCAACTCTTCCTCAAATGCCAGCGATTCCGGTGTCTCCTGTACCGCTCTCTCATACTCAGGCTCAACTGGTTCATAAGGTCTCCCGGTTTCATCCATAACAAACCTCAGATTCTCACTCTTCATCATCATCGCTGCCTTCGTATTCGACCAGTTCTTCATAATCCTCTTTGCTTCCTACTCTGCGCAGATAATCTTTTCCGCCGTCTACAGCAACCGCTCCACACTTGCAGAACTTGAAATCATGCCTGCTGGTGCTCTCAATAATCTCTCCACATTTTTTACACTTGATCCGATTTCTAACTATCTTTTTCATGATGTTGTCCTCGCTTTCTATCTTTATTGTTAATTATAATTGGATTTCCTGTCTGCCGCCACATGAAATTTTGACACCGTTTTCTTCGATAATCGCTCATCTGATTCGATAATTGCACATCTGTTTCGATAATCGCTTATCTGATTCGATAATTGCGGATTCCATTTTGATCACCAAAACATAATTTATCCTATTCAGCATCCATTGTGTATTAATGCTCTGATACTGCTTTGTGCATATACCAAGAGCATCCGCAACATCATCCTGAGACAGTGCATTCTCTTTTCGTATCTTTCTCAGACGTTTACCCATATTCTTTTGATATTCCTGGTCTTTATCGTTATCGTTCGACATATTACTCCTTCCATTTCATCCATAATAGAATACTATTTTCTTCTATAGATCAGAACCGAGTAATATGTGGAAGATTTTGGACATATTAGCGTGATTTTTCCCAGATAATACCAGACACCCAACACATATCAGTATTTTTTTATTATTTGTACCAAGGACAGATTATGGGGATATTTTCCTATATTCTGTACCTGTTCTGTATGTTATTACTACCATTCAACGGATAAGGGAAATGAAAACCATTGATGATTATATTCTCTGAATAAATGAGTTCCGATGTGCCAAAGTCCGCACCATTCATCCTGTGACCTTCTTGCTGATCTTTTCGACTGGTATAACACCATTAAATAAACTATCTCTCCTCCATAAACCACATATTGTTGTCCTCATAGAAAAGATGGCTCTCTTTTCCGTCAACAATACAGGTATAACGTATTCCGGCTCCGCCTGCTTTCAGGCTTGCCGCTCTTCTTACATCTGTTACTTTCTGAATCTCATATACATGGCCATCCATCCAGATAAAGCTCCTTGGTAGAAGCCTTCCGTCATTTGTAAATTCAGCCATGACATTTACATATACCTTGCTGCTTTCCATAATAGTTCAATCCCTCCTGT